CTCCAGGGCAATCCCATCCAGCTTTTCCAGATAGGCGAATTCATCAGAGCCGGTTTCCGAGATATCGGCCGCCGGCAGGTTGGCCAGCGTCTTCGGCACCTTCGACAGGTCGGGCTCACGCGCCGGCTTCTTCGTCGTGTCAGGCGCTGCCTTGGTTGCGCCGCCCAGATTGAAACGCTCGCGGACGCGACGATCCGCTTCCTCGAGGAACCAGCCAGGAGCACGCCGATTGTTAGCAGGATCGGCAGCCAGTTGCTTGACCGTGGCATTCAGCGCGGCCAGGGCAATCGGATCCTTGTCGTCCTTGTAGATCGACGACTTGTCCTGGCTGAAGAAACGCTCCTGCTCCCACTTCCAGCGCTGCTCTCGCGAGTCGGTGTTCTGCTGCTGGGCCCACTCGGCTTGTCTGGCGGCGATGCTCAGTTGCAGCTTCTCGTTGTCGAGCTCGGCCTTCTGCTCCATGAAGTCCGGCAGTTCGATATCGCCGTCCTTGAACTTCGTCATCAGCGCCTTGGTACGGTCGTCGATGTCGGTCAGCTTGGCGGCAATATCTTCCGGGACGGCAGCCTTGAACTCCGGCTGGAATTCCTCGGCGATTACCGGCGCCGGTTCGGCGGCAGTAGTGGCAGCTTTATCCGGATCGGCGTCACCGGCATCGCCAGCGGCAGCTTGGTCGTCGTTGGCACCAGCATCGGCGCCAGCACCTGCATTATCGTCAGCAGCAGAATCATCGTCTTCGCTGTCATCCGACGACTGGTCGTCATCCTCGTCGTCGCCATCATCGCCGGCAATGTTCTTGAGGATTTCCGATTCATCGTCATCATCCTCCAGCGCGGCGATCTCTTCGTCGGACAGTCCTGCGAGGTCTTCATCTTTCATACCCATGAACTCTTGCTCCTATGGCTGGGTGGTAATTGAGCCGATTACGACTCGGATTCTTCGGAAGCGACCGAGGCCACTTCCATCATTTGCTCCTTGGCCTTGGCCTGTGCAGCGGCAAAGCGCTTCTTGTCCTTCTTGATCTTCTCGGCCTCGACAAGCGTTCGCAGGTCGGACTCGGCACGCCATTCGCTGTCTTCCATGCAGCAGATGCCCGTTGATTTCTTCTTAGTCATGAGTGTTATCTCCCGATTGGTTGATCACGCCATCGGCGCGCTGGGTTTCGATGCCGGCCATTTCTCCGGTACCGGCCGTAGCTGGAAGCATCGGACTGGTGTTGGTCGGCAAATCGATCTGCGGTTGCAGGGCGACCGGCGGTACCGGGAAATTCGGATCGGCGCCCATCGGGTTCGGATCCTGATAGCCCGCGCCCTTCATCACCTCGTCGGCAATCGGGGCGACCGCTGGCATGGTGGCAATCACCTGGCCAGCCTGCATCGCGGCATAGGCCGTCTCGGTGCCCTTCTTGACAGCCGCGGCAACCAAGTCCTTCGTCTTCGCCCGCAGGTTCTCCAGTTCGGCGCGCAGTCGATCAACCTCAAGTTGCTCCTGCTCGGCCTTCTTGGCGTCGGCTTCCTGCTGGGCCTGCTGCTCTTCCGGCGTCGGATCAGTATCCGGATCGCGCTGGCCGTTGATCTTGCGGATACGAGCGACCAGTTCATCCCGGTTCGGTAGATCGGCCATATCGACCACCAGATCGAGCAGGTTAAGCGCGACCTGTGGGTTCATCTGGGCCAGGCGGCCAACGATATCGAACAGGCTCTCGAACATCGCCTGGCGCAGCGAGGACTTGAAGCCCTGCTCGGACACGACGTAATCGGCATGGGCTGCGGTGATGTCGTTCAGCACCTCGCCAGTCTCAGGATCGATCTTGTTGATCTCGTGATATTTGGCGGCACCGCGCTCGCCAAGGATGCGAACGACCTTCGGCATGGTGTAGAACTGCTCGACCATCGCCAGGCTTAGTTCGCCTTCCAGTTGCACGGCGTAGCGCAGGTTGTCGAACGGCTCGGCGGTGACCACCCCGCCCTGCTCCTGTCGGGCGATAATTGCCTTGCCGGAATCGGCCGCCGTCACCCGCCCCATGTTCTCCGGCGTGACGCCACCGACATTGCGGATATGCGTCGCGTTGCGGTCCATCAACTGCAACTGCTCTTCGGCCAGATTGTTGTCGCGGTGGATCTTCAGTTCCTTGCCGCGGTTGCGCACGATGATGGCATCCGGCCGCGCCACTTCCTGGCGCAACTCTTCGATGTCATCAACGGCCCCGTCTTCCATCTCGACCTGGTTCGTCGAGAGAATCCACTGCGCTTTCGAGTGCCGCTTGTTCAGGTCATCCTGCGGATCGCGCATCTGGCGGATAGCGCCATAGGGCGCGTTGTCGCGCTGCCGGCGGTAGCACCAGATCGGAATGAACGGGAAACGTCCGTGGTGATAGGGGCTCGGCCCCTCCCAGACCAGGCCGGCCGACGTGAATATGGCGCAGCGGATTTCCATCTCCAGCTTGTCGAACACGGAATAACCGGCGCGCAAGGCGGCGATATGCTCCGGGTTCTTGCTGTCGAACTCGATTCCGGTCATCTCGCCGCCCATGAACTTCTTGCGAAGAATCGGCATGCGATACCAGCACTCGATCACCTTGACCCGGGAGCGCCGCGACCAGGCCAGTGCGGAATGATCAATCGGGTTGAATCGGCCGACCGAGGCGCCAGCGTAATCCTGGCCGGGTGCGGTCACCCTAGCGCCCATGTACCAAACGTCCTCGTCGTTCTCGCTGGTCAGTGACGTTCCGTCGATCACCGCCCGGCGGATGATATCCGCACGATCAGGGAAGTAAGCCTCGCCCACGTCGTCATCAAGCCATTTCCAGCGGAAAATGTAGCGCGACTCGGCAAGATCGCGCGTCGTGTCGTTGCTGTCGTACAGCATGTTGCGCCACGACTCGTAGCGCTTGTACAGCAGTTCCTCGGACGGGTCGCCGCGCAGCCCGACTTCCATCCAGCCTAGGCCGGCGCGAATCGCGTCACCGAAGGCATGCGAGCGGTGGAAAACGGTCTTGTTCGTGTCGTCAAGGTACTTCAGCAACTGCGTCTTGGCGTTCGCCGAATCGTTGTCGCTCTTCTCGCGGCCCAGCACCTTGGCGTCGATGCGCGTGCGGCGCTCGGTACCGATCATCCAGTCGATCGTCGGCTTGATCTCGTTGAACACCAGCGGCGCCTGGTTGCGATCCATCAGCACCTGGGCGTCTTCATCCGACCACTGCAAGCCGTCGTAGTAGTCGCAGTCGAGCGCCATCTGGAAACGGTTGGCAAGCTGACGCTGCCACTCCTGATCGAACCATTCCTGCAGCTTGCGGAAGCGGGCCTGCATGGCGCCTGAATCAAGGCGATGCGCCGGCGCGGCCTGGCTCTGAACGACATCAGAACGGCCACCGAAGCGGCTGTCGTCGTCGAATGCGGACGACGCGCGGGAATTGGTGAAGCCGTTGTCGCTCATTGTTCGGCGTCCTTCGCTTGCTTGACCAGGCGCTGGAACTCTTCGAACTCGGCGGTCAAGAACGGGCTGATCTGGAGCAGGTTCTTGAACTTCTGCCGATGTAGCGATATTTCGCGCTCAGTGAAACCGGCCCGAGAAAGAACCACGCGTTCGGCGTCGGTGAGAACGGTTCCAGCGCTCATGCTGCGTTGAGCTCCGCTTCGGTCGGCGCTGTCACTTCCGCCTCATGCACCGTCTGTCCATCGATCTTGATCGCCATCTCGCCGATGGCTTGCGCCTGTTCCTGGGTGAATTGCTGCGGCTCGGGCGGCATGTCGATCAGGTCAGGCAGGCTATCGACGATCACCTCGGCAATCTTGCGGGCGGCGAACGTGTCGGTCGGTGAGAATCCCAACTGCTTGGCGGCCTGCACGGAGAACTGAATCAGGTACGGTGTCGGGGCGCCGGTGCGCGCATCGGCGTGCTGAAACGCCGTCGATAGGGGGATGCAAACTGCACCGTCACCAGGCAGAGACTTCCGGGCCGGAAAGAGAATCATGGCCGGCTCTTCATTGACCCACTGGAACGAAACAGCAATGTCGCCATGTTGGCGAACCTTCCAGGCCTTGGCGCCACCGATCTGAACAGGCATAAAAAACCCCAACCGTATTGATTGGGGTGGATTCTGTGGCGCCAGCCAGTATTTCGTTCGGCTTGTCGAACTTGACCCCGGCCCTATGCCGACTTCCAACTCCCCGTTGATTTCCGCCCGCTGCTCACCCGCGGCTTCGTCCTGGCGAAGCGCTTCATCATCACCGCGTAGCGCGCCGCCGAAATGATGTCGTCCATCAGCTTGACGATCTTCCCGTCCTTGCGGTGATAGAGGCGGATTTCCTCGAATACCTGATTGAGATTCGAGAACACCTTGAACCGCCCGGTCTGCATGCGCTCGAGCATCTCCATCAGACCAGCCTCGACGCCATTCCCGCCCGTCCCTTCCTCGTCGCCCGGGGCTGGGGGATGCGTGGCCTTGTCTTCCAGCATGTTGAGACCGGTATCGCGGTAAAGCTCGGCCAGTTGATCGCCGCTCCCCTTGTCGTGCTGCAGGCCGTCATGCGGCCAGGCCACCGGGATCCAGTCGCCCCACGCCTTCACCGCCGGCGCGAACAACACCGGCGTCTGCTCCCGAGCCCGATGGCAATGCGTCAGGTAGATGATGTCGGCGTCGCGGTCCCAAGCCAGGCGCGCGGCGGCTGCCGGGTGATCCCAGCCAAAGTCGAGGCCGGCAATCTGCGCGAAGTGGTCGGGAATCGGGAATGGCTCGACCTTGATCGCCTCTTCCTCGATGGGGAAGATGCGGCCCGAGCCCAACGTCGGGATGCCCTTGGCGCGCGCCTCGCGCTCATGTGCCGGGAAGCTGGCGATGATCCGCGCCCTTTCCTCCGGCGAAATGTGCTCGGCGTCCTCGATCGTCATATTGATGTCGGCGCGATCAGGTGTCCGGTCTTCACCCAGGAAGCGCAACACCACGGTCGACATGCCCTGCAGCGGCGTGAAGGACATTGCCGCCATGCCGCCGGTGGCGATCGTCCGCGCCAGGCCTTCGTCGTAGATATCCTCGGGCGGCTCTTCGTCGAACCACACGAAATCGACCGGCGGGCCCTGCCACTTGCGCCGGCCCTGCGCGTAGTACTTGAAACGGACAATCGACCAGCCATCGAACACGCCGTTCGTGTGGTGCTTG